ATAACTCAAAAAGTGACTCGCCGCTCTGATAGAGCCATTCAGTTTTCTGATTCAACATGGTGCTAAGCTGCGACTTCAAAGATTCATGCTCCGCAAACAAATTGGCATAAGCCTTCTTGACTTCCCCCATTTCCCCGAATAGTTTCCGACGCACTTTCCCCATGCTCTCATGCATTTCGTCAATTTGTTTTTGCATTAACGCTAATGTCATCTGCTCAGCACTTTTATCTTGAAAGTTTAATTCTAACTGAATATGTTCGCTCATCGTTACCTCGGATGAGGACTATACAGAGTTAGTTGTTTTAACACAATTAAATAAATTAATGTAGGAAATATGGAACAAGAAATAAAAAAAGATATTGAAAAAGTTTTAAAAGAAATTGAGTTGCTAAAGAAATACAAAAATAAATTCGATACTCTTAAAATGGAGGCTTGGCATGATAACATAAATATTTTTCTAAATGCTTGTCACTTGGTCGATAATCAATTCGAATCAGAAAAAAAATCATTGCGATTAAAATTATGCATATTGAGGGGTGAGTAATGATTAAATGGAAACTAGAAGAATTATCAATAAAGTCTTTAAAAGAACACCCAAAAAATCCCCGACAGATCAAAAAAGGTCAGTTTGATAGATTATCCAATTTGATAGATAAGTTTGGGCTCATCGATAAGCCCATCATCAATACGGACATGACAATCATCGGGGGACATCAGCGAATACGCGCTTTGAAGAAAAAGAAAGTAAAAACTGTAGAGTGCTGGGTAGCAGATAGGGAGCTATTGGAAGAGGAGGTAGAGGAATTAATGATCGGATTAAACTTGCATCAAGGGCAATTTGATTATGATATCCTGGCAAACGAATTTGATCCCCTCGAGCTTTTATCATATGGGTTTACCGAAGAGCAGTTGCTAGGCTCATGTCAAGAAGAAGGGGAAGGAAAAGAAAAAAGCAGCAAGAAAAAAAAGAGCTGCCCTAACTGCGGAGAGGAACTATGACTCTTTACCAAGAGCAAAGTTTAGAAGTTTTAGAGCGTACAAAGCAATTCATAGATGTAATCATGGAATACCTGGCTAAAAATCCGCTTCCTGACCATGAAATTAGCACTGTGTTCTCCATGTTGCTAATAGATTTAAACATGCACGTTGGATTCACCGAGGAAACATTTATTGAAAAGATTAGGGGAGCATGGAGATTGATCGAAAAAGCTAAGGAGTGGAAATGAGCGGAGAATGCGACAAGTGTAACGAGGATTGCCTTGAATGTCGATGTGATAAACAGATTGAGATAAAACTGATTCCATTCAAACGAAACTATTTTCTTACAGATAGTGCAGGCAACGCATTTGAAGTTGAATGGGACAATCTTTGCGATATTTTACATGCGTATGTGAAATGTAAATATAAGATAACGATTATAGGTGATGCAAATGGAATGGGTTAATGTATCAGATAAATTACCTCCTTTTTTTCCTTTGGAAGGAGATCAAAAAATCACTTCACAATATGTTTGGGTTACAGATGGCAAGTTAATTGAAATTGCTCACTATATTTTTCGCCCACGTAATTATGGGTGTGCAGTTGATGATGAAGACGAAAAAGCTACATGTGGATGCCAGCCTCATTGGCATTTAGAGAGAGAAACACAATCGTTTATAGACGGCGATAAATGTTTTGGATTCATTGAAACTTCTGAAATAACGCATTGGATGTCTTTACCTAAACCACCAAAGGAATAATTTATGGACCTAGAAAATTTACCACCACAAATACAATTTGCTTTTATCTCAATGCTGAAATCGGCGATAGATTTTAAGGAGAGCGGAAAAAAAGAAAAAGATTTTCTGCAGTTTGCTAAAGGAATTTGGGAAACGATGGAAATGTCGGATTTGAAAGACTTGAAAGAAATTATTATAGGGAAAATGAGAAAAGATCTTGAGCCTGCCATGAAATCATATATGGAAAAGCAAAGAGGGAAATGAGAATGGGAAAAATTGCTTGTGAATGCGGATACATACACTCGAATACATGCGGATATGATGGTGCATTATTGCAATACGATGACTGGACGGATGAAAATCATAATGATAATGCGCCTATGGTTTTTGAATGTTGTGAATGTGGAAATCTTATGATTGATGATCCTAAAAATCCGGCAATGATGATTACGTATCGACCAAAAAACGGGAAGTATAACAAAATTCTACACAATCAGGAGGGAAATGAGGAGTGAAAATGAAAAGAAAGGATAAAAAATTGATATTCATAAGGATTAAAAATTCTTGGAGGAAATGTCTAGAAAGTTCACAGGATTCAAAAATTATTGAGATAACAACTTGTTTTCATAATTATCCGCATAACCCAAAATACCCTTTAAATAAAATCATTATGAACTTCAAAAATAAAGATGAGATTATCAAATACGGAGTGAAACGGGTGTAATAATAGGGTACTCCCTCAAACACCAAACACATAAAAATAATAGTTTCATGATGAGTGTGTTTTCAGGGTCTACTTTTTAACGTTGACAAAATGTCAATCAACATCATATCATAATGTACACAAATATCAGGTATGTTATGCAAAAAAAACAATTGCTGCCTTTCGAAATATGGATGCGAAACAAGGTCAAAAATCAAAAATCTATCCTGGACGAAATTATTTTAAAACAAATACTTGAAGAATCAAAATCTAAGTATGAAGCACAGAAGAAACAAGAGATTAATTCTTTGAAGAAAAGATTAACAGAACTCACCAAGTGAGGAACTATGGATTTGAAGAAGAAAGCGATTTTTGCATAAAGCATTTAGAGAAACGTGCGGATGAAATTTTACAGGATAGAAAAAAATGACTAATGAAGAGTACGAAAAAATCAGGGAAATATGCAAACCTCATTACTACAACATAAACACTAATCCCCTAATCGATCGTATGCATTGGGCTACGTATAGAGAAGAATTGGGTGAAAATATTGTGATTAAACAAGAAAATATCGGAAATTATGAAGTCAGCACGGTTTATGTCGGTTTAGATATGGGATTATTTAACCCTTTGCCTCTCATATTTGAGACAATGATTTTTTGTGATGATGCGGACGATCCTCTTTATTTATGGCAAGAACGATACACATATAAAGATCAGGCGTTAGAGGGACACGAACGAGCAGTTATTTTAGCATCAGGAATAAAAAATGACAGGTAAAGATATAGGGTACAAAAGAGTAAGCGGGCCAGACCAAAACCCTGATAGGCAGCTTGAGAATGTGAAACTTGACAAAGTTTTCATTGATTATGCCACAGCTAGAAATATGGATAGACCGCAACTCAAACTATTGCTAGAGTTTATCCGTGAAGACGATACTTTGATTGTGCATAGCATGGATAGGCTATCTCGTAGAGTGGCTGACCTCAAGCAGATAGTGAGTGAGCTAGTCGATAGAAAAGTCAAAGTGCGCTTTATCAAAGAGGGCCTTGTATTCAGTGAAGAAAACTCAGCACTTTCAAACCTAATGCTACACATGATGGGAGCATTCGCAGAGTTCGAGCATGCTTTTATTCTAGAGAGACAACGCGAAGGCATCGCTGTTGCTAAAAAATTAGGGAGATATAAGGGTGGAAAAAGTCTGAGCAATGAAAAAATAGAATCACTAAAAAGAGAATTGAAAAAGCCAAAAACAAAAGTTCAGATAGCTAAAGATTTGGGAATTTCTCGATATACACTATACAAATATTTGAAAGAAGGCAAAGAGGTTTCACAATGATACAAACAATTACAAAACTATCGCATCTAAAATCGTGGATCTCTGAAGAGATCAGAGCCACGCATATCGATAATTTTCCCGTAACTGTAAAATACAATGAGGCTATCGAAGAGCCGGAATACACAATCACCATCGATGTCAAACAGCCTGATTTTTACGTAGATGCAAAAGGCACTAAATGGGTGAGGGAAAAGTGAATACGTTCGATAGCAATTTAGTGATTGAAGAAACAAAAAAAGGATTGGGCGAAGGCCCACTTTGTTTGATTATAGCTTGTACGAAATGTGACACTCAATTTGAGTTAGAAAAACAAAGCGTCGTGATAGCTATTGGGATGAAAACTCCATTTATCGAATATTTGAGGTGGATTCAAACTAGTAAATGCCGCGCTTGTGAGGAGAATAAAAAAAGTGATAATTGATTGCATCGCAGACCTGCATGGCTACTATCCAAAATTAGAAGGCGGCGATCTGCTTATTGTGGCAGGTGATTTAACAGCTAGGGATACGAAAAAAGAATTTATGCAATGTTTTACTTGGATGAACAATCAAAATTATGAAAAAATTGTATTTATAGCTGGAAATCATGATACGCTTATACAAAAATGGGATAAAGAACAAGATTCCGAAGGATATAACGGTCCTACTAGTAATCCAGATGATAAAATAGAATATCTATGCGATTCAGGCACAGAATTTGAACGCGTAAAAATCTGGGGTTCTCCGTGGTCGTTATGGTTTTCTGGAATTAATCCTAAATGTACTGCATTCACCGGTAACGAAAATCAACTCATGGAAGCCTACGAAAAAATCCCTACTGATACAGACATTCTCATCACTCATACGCCACCATATGGAATACTAGATAAGTGTAAAAATGGCCATGTAGGAAGTGAATCGCTAAAGAAACAATTATTTAGAATAAAACCTAGGCTACACGTGTTCGGACATATACACGAATGCGGAGGGCAACAGATTGATTTAGTGAGCAGCATCTGCGTGAATGCTAGCATTGTGAATGAGAGATATGAGCACGTGAATAAGCCTGTGCGAATCATCCTTAACCCATAACACAAGAAATTTTATGACCGACACCGCAATTATTGAAAAAGAGGAAATCCTAAAAAACAAAACCATTTTGTATGTAAGTCTACACAAAGAAGATCCGCATGCAATTCGATTACTCCATTGGATAAAAACGCTTGAGGATATGCGAGATGAGGTTCTTTCTACAGAGATGGATGAAGAATTAGCGCAAAACCTACAGGAAATCGCATCTCGCCTAATCAGAGAAGTAGGCACTAGAGTTTCAATGATTATTCCATAAACAGGAAAAATGAGCGATAACAAATATCCATATCAAACAATAAATGGCATGAAGAAACGTGTTCATAGGCATGTTATGGAGGAGCATCTAGGACGTGAGCTAGAATTTGACGAGCATGTTTATCATATTAACGGAGATCCTAGCGATAACAGAATGGAAAACCTAATCATAATCAAGAAGAAGCATAAGGCAAAAATCTAATCAAATAAACATACTCACTCATCTATATAAACAACTAGGTTTCCCATGTCCGACAGAGAAGGCACAGATGGCCAAGCTATATGGACGGAATGTATGGATTGTGGGTGCTCCAAACTTGAGTGCTGTCTTGACAATACACGGTTCCACACTAGCTCTTGCGTATGTGGACGAGGCTACAAATTTACAAGAGAATTTTTGGAAGATACTAGAGAGTCGATTGCGTGTCCCTGGTGCGAAATTACTCGCTACGTGCAATCCTGAATTTCCCGCGCATTGGCTAAAGAAATACGTGATCTAAAAATTGAAATGCGGAAGAAAAATTAATGGACTGGATCTTAATAATATTCTATTGTCTCTGTCTTTTCGTATGCATCCTTGCAGCTAAATATTTACGTTAAATTTTTAATTGTGTACGCTGTGTTTTCAACAAAAGGCAAGAATATGGCAGCTCCAAAAGGGCATTTACCCTATGCAGGATGTGAAAAGGGGGGGCTTCTCGGATATTTAGGTAAACCAGATGATGCATATACCGATGAAGAATTAATTAAACTTGGTCAAGAATTAGTCACCTGGTTTTTTGAGAATCCTATGGAAACGGTGATTCAAGATTTTTTCACATACCGAGGTATTCACAAAAATGTTGTGCAGTATTTAATCAAAAAATATCCTGTGTTTCATAACTATTATAGGCTAGCAAAAGAAATACAAGAAAGTAGGATGTTAAAATTTCCTTTTTGGAAAAAAGCCGATGGACCACATGCAAGATTCATTTTAGCAAATAATCATGAAGGATATAAACAAATTGATTCAAATAAAGCTTTATCTGCGGAATCCGCATTGATAGTAGGAGCATTCATTTCAGATCGGATTAAAGAAATCGATAAACTTAAAGAAAATGCCTAATGTGGGATGTACCTCCTTCTCTTGAACTTCTTCTCAATAAGAAAGCACGCCTAGAAAACCTATATTACCTCATTGATAAATCAGGTAATAAGGTTCCGTTCTCCCTAAATTGGGCTCAGCAACAGCTACATGAAAACCGTTGGAATAAAACGGTAATACTTAAAGGTCGTCAATTAGGCTGCACTACATTTTGGGCTATCGATTATCTTGATGATGCATTCTGGCAGCAAAATACAACGTGTGGAATTATTGCACACCGTAGAGAAGATGCTGAAAACATATTTAGATCAAAAGTCAAGTTTGCGTACGACAACATGCCTGAATGGACACGCTATATAAACAGGGCCAGAAATGATCGTGCAGGAGAATTAATGTTTGAAAATGGATCTAACTATCGCGTAAGCACGGGGTTTCGCTCAGGTACATGTAACAGACTATTAGTTAGTGAATATGGAAAAATTTGTTGTGATTCTCCGGATGTAGCAAAAGAAATTATGACAGGTAGTTTGAATACAGTAGCAGAAGATCAAGTCGTTGTTGTTGAGAGCACTGCAGAAGGTCGTGAAGGTAATTTTTTCTCAATGTGCCAAGAATCTAGAAAGGTAAAAGAAAGTGGAAGAAAGCTATCCAAAATGGATTTTAAATTCCATTTTCTTGGTTGGTATGACGAGCCATCATATAGATTAGACAGCCCGGAGATTATTGTGAGTAAAGAAACTAACGATTACCTCGATCGAATTCAAGCAGAGCGCGAAAGAATCATCGATGAAGAACAACGTCGCTGGTATGAAATGAAGCAAAGATTATTAGGCGACGCGATGAAGCAAGAATACCCAAGTAACCCACAAGAAGCATTTGAATCAGCCAATGAAGGATTATACTATGGAAGCCAGATCTCAAAACTCCGTGAAAAAGGCGCTATTTGTACTGTCCCTTATGATGATTCTCAACTGGTTCATACTGCGTGGGATATTGGAGTTCATGATTACACGAGTATTTGGTGTTTCCAGCTAGGCATGGGAGGACAGGTTAAGATAATCAATTTCTATGAAAACCACGGAGAAAAGGCCACATTCTATTGCGATTGGCTAGATTCTCAGAAATATAAGTTCGGTCGTCACATATTCCCTCATGACGGTTTGAATCACGATGCACAAATGACTACTTGGGTCGATCTATGTAAAGCCGTTTTACATGGCAAATATGTGGTGCTTCCAAGAGAAAGCAAAGGAATATTCGATGGTATCAATGTGGTTAGATCTATGCTAGGACGATGTGTGTTCGATGAAAAGAATTGTAGTAAGGGGATAACTCATTTAGAGTCTTACAGAAAATTATGGGATGTAAAACTTGGATGCTATCATAACACACCTCTTCACGATATGCACAGTCACGCAAGCGATGCATTCCGAATGCTAGCAATTGGATTGAAAGGGATGGAGGCTTCTCAAGGTGGCAGTATAGAAAACGATCTTAAAGCAATTAATAGATATTTCTCATAAAAAAAGCACCCAAAACCACTCACATAATTTTGGATGCTTCCTCTAATGTCCTTTTTCTCTGACAGGAATCTATCATGCTATTTCAAAATCTGTCAATTCTTTTAGCATTGAAATAAACAAAATCTTTTACGCAGTATAAGCCTTATAACTCGAGGTGATACTTTGCGCAACAATGATCCGATTTTTTGGCCCGAAGAAGGCCTAAATACCTCTCTCCGTCAGTCGATGGAGAAAAACTACTCTGATTGCATCAACATTCTGCAAACGCAATGGTATCAGGCAGATGTAGATCAACGATTCTGCATGGGTGATCAAGACATTTGGGGACTCATATTTCCAGGTGTAGCTACGTATAGACGTAAAGTTTGGAACTTCAATATCATGAACCCTATTGTTCAGGCTATATCTGGACAGCAAAGAATGACCCGTAAATCTACTGCGTGCGTTCCAATTCATGCACAAGGACAAAAGACTGCCGATCAGTTTACCAAATGTCTATACCACAATCACAAACAAGGTTTTTATCAGACTTTCAGTGATGCATTTGAGTTAGGCGCGCTAGTGCAGGGGTTAGGCTTTATGTATCTCTATGGAGATAATAGTTGCGATCCTATTTCTCCTGATCCTAAATGGCGTTATGTTGATATGAAAGCAGCATTGTGGGATCCATATTTCCGCAAACACGATATGAGTGATGCGCGTTTCTGGTGGTTGCGCACATTTTTCGACCGTGAAGAAGCGGCATTGCTATACCCTCAATTTGCAGATGATATCTTGCGATTGCCTAAAGGCACATATAGAGATGACAAATTCTTTTACATGCCTGAAGTTTACCAAATTCAATTCCCTAATCTGATTGCATTCGATGAATATTGGTATTTGACAAACAGAGAAGCTAAATTCTTGGTGGATAAAAAGACGGAAGAGACGCAAGAGTTTACTGGCTCCGAAGAAGATCTCAAAGGCATCATGCAGGCATTTAAAGGTAAACTATCAATCATTAAACGCCAAATACCTACAGTTAGACGCTCAATTATTCTTAATGATCGCGTGATCGTAGATGAACCCAACCCCTACGGTCTGGACTCCTATCCCGTGGTCCCCCTGTTGGCTTATTTTACGGCCGATACGCCGTACTATGCGTACAAGTTCAGGGGTATCTGTAGAGATCTCAGAGACCCGCAATACCTCTTCAATAGGTTGAAGGTGTCTAATTTAGAAATATTGGATGCACAACAACAAGGATTGAAGATCAAGAAAGGCGCTCTAGTTACACCTGACGATGCATTTAATCAGGGTCATGGACGTGCTTTATTCATAGATCCAGAAATGAGCATGGACGATGTCCAGCCTATGCCGATTGTTCCCCCTTCTCCTGTCATGTTGCAGATGGAAGAAATGTTAAAGGATGTCATCTATCGCGTCTCCGGCGTTGATCCTGCTGCTATGGGAATGGATGTAGACGATAAGGCTGGTATCATATCGATGATGAGACAAGCAGCTACCTCACGAAATCTAACGCGGTTATTTGACCAAGCGGATGAAGCGCAAAGACTATGTGGTGATCTAGAGATTAGATTCATGCAAAAGAACTGGACGTATGGAAAAGTAAAACAAGTCACCGGTGAAGAGCCATCTCCAGAATTCGATAACAAAATATTCTTTAAATATGGTTGCAAGGTGATCCAAGCACCATTAACAGAGATGCAGCAACAATTAGAGCTTGCCCAACTTCTCCATCTGAAAACTATTGCTCCCGATAGTGTACCGATCCAATCAATCATAAAAGCGATGACAATTCAAAACAAAGATGAATTGATTGAACAGATTGAAGCTAAAGAAAAAGGAATGCAGGAACAACAACAGAAAATGGCTGAGATGCAGATGCAGCAAATGCAAGTCGACAATATGACTAAAGTTGCATATGCGCATTCTCAAGAGGGATTAGCAAAAGAAAGAGTCGCTAAGATCACAACTGATACAGCTATAGCTCAAGACAAACTTCGTAGAGCCCACCAAGAAGATACTGCAAGCCTTCTTAATGTCGTAAAAGCATTAAAAGAACTCAAAGGGATCGATCTAGATCATCTTATGCAGAGAATAGACATTTTAAACGCTTTAAGTCCTACTGCTAATCCAGAAAAAGAAATTGTTGCAAACAATGAGAATGTTGCGTAAACATTAAATTTAATTTGACCATAACGAGGAGAAACATTATGGCACATAAAGCACATCCTAAGCATGAGGGTAAACACCCTATGCATGAATCTAAAGGTAAGAACAAAGGCCACGAAACTTCTATGGCGCATGCTGGCTATAGTCAAGGCGATATGTCTCCTAAAGTTCATGACTATCAAAAACCTGAATCCGAATTTGCAGAACGTGGTTTTTCAAAGACGTTAGAATATATTGAAAGACAAGATAAGCGGCAATCTGGTATGGCTAAAGATCTAGAGAAACAATCATATACAGGTAGGTATTCCTAATGGCTAAAAAACATCATTCAGAAAAGATAGAGATCCAAAAGGGTCCAATTAGTATGCGTGATCAGTACAATGGGAATTTCCAACGTGAACCGGAGATGACAATGCGTGACATTCGAAATAATGAACTACGCATGGATTATAGAACGCTTACTTTGCACGAGCCAAAGCAATAATTTGTTATGGGTATAACAACGGGGTAGGGGCACGGTGTCCCCACCCTTCATTGGATTGATTCTATGAAAACGAAGCCACAATCTCATAATAAGACTTTGAAGACAAGCTTTAAAGCACCTTTTATTCAACAAATGCCCTATAAAGAACGTCCAAAGCGTGTTGTTAAAAACAAAAAGATAGATGAGAATTTTGCATGAAATTAACTAGATTTTCAGAAAAACTCCCTGTCCTTGGATCAAATATTTTAGTAGTTCATGAAAATGGTGGGATAGGAATTACAGAATTTACGCTTCACGTAAGAAAAGCCGTCTTAAATAAAGAAGGTTATGATTATCTTGCACAAGATTATTATACAGATGATCCAAGTGAAGATGGCGAATATGATATAAGGTGCGCAGATTTTTGGTGCTATCCTAGTTCAATAAAATTACCAAAGAAGAAAAATGATCAATCAAAGTAAATACGATCCAACTAGAAAAACCGTAGGGGCAATTTACCGAGATGCTCAATTCAACGGTGAGAAACAAATCATCACTGGTGATATGAATTATGAGTTAAGAAAAAGCCTAGTCGAAGATCTCAACGATACCGTTGTTCAGGGCAGCAAGGATTTTGAGAAAAGGCCTTTCTATATAACTGTGCATGAAAAACGCGATCTTCAAATGAAGAATGCATTCATTCGCAGGATGCTTAAAACCATCTATAGACCATATCCAGAAGACGACACGCTAGTTTTTCGCGTGATTCCATACACCAATGAAATATATTTTTGTTGGGAACTACCACATCGATCAAACATGCTCAATATGCTCAATTGCCCCGATCTTTTTCCACCTGAGCAACTTCAATTGCTTAGACGATGGGAGAATATGCAACTAGAGCATTTCGGTTTCAAGAAGAATCAAGAGGGGAACTGGGTAGAGAATCCTAGTTATTCCGGCGATCAACTTGTCTCACTAAAGCCAAAAGAAGCGCAAGTCGCAGTCATTTAACGAAATAATCACATGTCACCTTATTCGTCCAGAAATCTTGCATCTGCTTCTTATGTGACGTATGAGCACATTCTTTTGAGCAATATACATTTCTCTGACGTATTTTCTTAGTCTTATCTATAAAAAATGGTTTACCGCACTCTTTGCAGTTGCATCCCATCCTTCCTTGTTTAAAATGTGATAATTCAATTTTTCTTTTATATATGCAATGGTAACATATAATGCTCTTCATTAGAAAATCATCATCATGACGATCTTCGTTACATTCCCCACAGATCATATAGAACGCCCTTGCATGTAAAATATAAATAGAATTAATAACTTTTCACTAGACATATAACAATATTTTTTTTCATTGTCAATTCGGGCGCACAAACGACTTCTTAGCCCAATGTCATCGGCGTATGCGAGTTAGCCGACCGCACAAACCAAAAGGAAAATTCATGACAGATGAAATAAACCCTAATAGCGAAGGGCCAGAGGTAGCAACTCAGGGAGAACCACCAGTCAATGAAATTAGTGATGTAGCAAATGCAAGAGAAAAAGCTGACGAGCGGAACTGGAAGCAAATGCGCATCAAAAATGCCGAGTTGGAAAGACAGCTAAGAGATCGAGACGCTATGTTTGAGAAGATATTGCAATCGCAAGCATCAATTCAAGCACCTAAAGAATTAGATGAATTGGATTCTATAGGCGAGGATGAGTACATTTCTAAAGGCAAGATTTCAAAACTTGTCGAAAAGAAAGCTCAACAGTACGCCGAGGACATTGCTAAAAGAGAAGTTGCAAAACACATCAAACAGCAGAATGACAGCCAATTCATGGAACGTCTCAATCGTCAATATTCTGATTTTTCCGACATCGTCAATCCAGAAACTTTATCTTTATTTGAAGAAAAGGAACCCGAACTCGCTCAAACTATCTCGGAACTAAAAGACCCGTATAAGATAGGTTTGCAAAGCTATAAGTACATGAAAGCGATGGGTATTTCTTCTAAAGTTCCGGAATCTAGACGGGAAAAAGAAATTGAAAAGGCGATTGATAAGTCGAATAAATCAACACAGTCACCTATGGCGTTTGATAAACGACCAATCGCACAAGCCTTCAAGATGACGGACGCAATGAAGAAAGACCTTTACCGTGAAATGACTGGCTATGCATCACAAGCAAGTGGGGTTCCCGAAATGTCTTAGGACATAAAGGGATGAAAAATGACCGTTTCTATTGCTTCATTACCTCCTCAAATACAACAGAGGTATAACGCAAAGCTATTGTCCACTCCAGAACACAACTTGATACACCAATTATTTGCAACTCCAGTTGAGTTACCGGACAACAACGGCTTTATCGATCGTCAAAGCAGATACGATAGACTAGATCTATTTGAAGTGCCTCTTGATGATAGCCAAAACAACCCACCACCACAACAGCTTAACCGCGTTGATGTGGATTGCCGAGTTAGAGTTTATGCGACCTACATTGTATTGACAAGACAGGTCACGATCACTAATGAGGACCCTGTGCTTAATTCTGCCGCGGCTAGATTGGGCCAGTCCCTTGACATACTAGGGGACTATAAATCTTCTCTGATTGACTTGGAGTACCTAATCGCTGCATGATGCAGAGAAAGGTTAACAAGGGGCAAGCAATGTGTAACTGCAAAAATGATGAATTAGAAACAGATGGAAAATATTTATATGTCGAAGATTATAAAAATGTTAGATATGAAATAAACTTCTGTCCTATATGCGGTGAAAATGTGCAGCCTGAACGCAGCAAGCGAGAAGACTGTTTCACAACACTTAACGATTTAAATGAGACTAAAACCTATATAGGGGTGAGACTCTTTAATGAAATATCAAGGGAAATGAAACGGATGCGGTGCTCTGAACAATGTGGAGACATGTTGAGGGATAAGTAGAGAAAGTCCCCGCCTATCATAATGATAGGTCACAAAAGTAACAGATTGTAGAGAAACTCAGGATGCACTCCAGAGAGACAATCTCGAAAGTTCAGCATCAATTATAAATTCCGTGGGCGGAAATAATGGCGATATTCCTACTGAGATGTCAATCTCAGATGTAGATGATGTTTTCACAGTGTTGCAAAACAACTCTGCTGAATACATCACGAATATCGTAGAAGCAGATCTTAAATTCGGTAGAGTATGTGCCGAATTAAAACTTTGGGTAATTGACTTGGAGTGCCTTGCTGTATGAAAAAAGAAATTGATGTCACATTCAAAAGCTTAAAAGATTTTCAAAATCGGATTGCTGGACTATGGCAATCTCAGAAAGAAGATGAAATTTACAACTTCATATTTCCGGATGAAAAAACGGAAAAAGCTTTTGATGATTTAATTTCTAAATTTGCAGAAGGTTAACAAGGGGCAAGCGTAATTGCAGCCTGAGAGACTAAACCCCGAAGACGCTATTTATAGCGTATGCGATAGTCCGAACTCGGAGAATAAATAAAGTCCGAGAAGCAAGCAGAAATGACTTGCTCGCCTAGAAATAGGTAGTAACAAACTGACATCTCCTATTGGTGATGCATACGGTTGTATGTGCACTAGTAGAATGATACCTGTTCTATATGGAATGACTGGTTTTATCAAGAAATTCCAGTATCCGAATATAGATCAAACCTTGAGTACAGAGCTCGGGGGGGCGAATAACATTAGATTCTTTATCTCAGAACAAGGATCGGTATCTCCTAACGCGTCTATCTTAGGTAACGATATTGCAAACTGTTTTGTAGCTGCTAAAGAGTCTTACAAGGTAGTATGGCAGGCCGGAGGCAAGGCAAGATTCATTTATCTGCCTCCAGGATATAATAACGACCCCTGTATGCTTCGTCATACTGCTGGTGCGTCATTCTATCAAGGTCAATGTATTACAAACGATCTTTGGATTCAAAACTTACGTTCAACAGGGATATAGGAGGTTACCATGTTACCATATAGTTTTATAGGGATGTGGAGTTATACAAACCCTGCAACGTCAGTTAGTGTTAATATTCCAATGACGGATAAACCTGATTGGGTATTTGTAAAAAATCTCACCGATTGGGGCGATACTACCGCTTCAACTAGTGTGTATTCTGAATGGTTTAGTGTGATGGCTCAAGGTTCATTTTTATCTATGGATCAAACTGTTACGACTAATGCCTTGGCAAGCAATACAGGCACTAGCGGAGGGTTTACATTTATAGATCAAAGCAATCCACCAACTTATACAAAAGTGGCCATAACAGCGGTCAGTGGATCCACATTTGTCGTCACTGGATCAAACGTAGGATTAAATGTTGGTGATTTTGTACGATTGATTAACGTGGTTGGAGCTCTAGAACTTAGTGGCTTTTTATTTCAAGTCACGTCACTCACTTCTACAACAGCATTTACGTTAGGTTACGCTGCTACAGCTGAAACAGCTAGAGGCGTTACTTATGGAAATGGTACAACAGGATTTTATCAAAAGGTTTATCCTGGTTTCATGTACCCAGCCGCAAGACAGGTGATGTTTATCAGCCAAGCAACGCAGGCTAAAGTTTATTTTGCTCGTCAAAATGATTTTACACCTGGTGAATTAGTTGATTTTCAAATACCTACTCCATATGGAATGACACAGTTAAGCAATTTAACTGCTCGTTCAGGTCAAGGCCCATTTAGCAACAATCCTGCTGGAGCGGCACGCGTATTAGTTGTAACTAATACAGCAACAGAGTCCTCTATTACAATTGATGTAGATACTACAGGATACACAGCCTTTACATATCCTACATCAGCCAATTTCCAATTGGGGGCATCTCCTCCAACTTGCTTCCCAGCAGGTTCCGGAGTTGTACCATTAAATGGAAGCGCAACAATTCCAGCATCACCACCAGGAACTAATTTACAAGACGCATTTGACAATCATGCTCAATACGTCATGAATTTAGGAACTAGTGTAGTTGGTGAAGGAAGCGCTAACATGGTTGTGATGGCGTTCAAGGCGGACTTTCCTAATAATTCAATAACTAATGCTTAATTAATTTAGGAGGGGGAGTAATCCCCTTCCTTAAAAAGAGGATCATATGGAAATTAGAGAATTACATAAGAAAAAAACTAACACTATGCTCGCTACTGAACGCGACGAATTAGTGAAAAAGAACAGAAAAGAAGATGACCGCATCAAGAAAGGAATGTTTGAATTTCTAGATGCTCAAGGAGGGTGGTTAGAGTTCGCGTATCGCAAATATCCAGGTGAGCCAATACAGATGATCAAGTTAATTCATGGTGAGATCTGTGACCTTCCTATGGGGATTGTTAAGCATATCAACAACACAAAGAGGAAAGTTCGTAGATATAGCATGGAACTTGCACCAGCGGGCGGAAGGCCAGCGCGCTCATTTGAAACTGTTTCAAGGTGTCGGTTTACTCCTATGGACGTGTTATGACCAATCCATATAATTCAAATTATGGACCTCCTTTCGGAGCTAATTTCATTCCTAACTTGCAGTATATCGAGAATATTTCTCAAGCTCAGCAAGCAATTGTTACTTTTATGACTACAACGAATTTTACTATCGGGGAGTGGATAGGTTTTCGTATCCCTCCTCTTAATGGCATGGTGCAGTTAAATAACCAAAAAGCACGCATCCTAGAAATCAACGATGTAAATATCAAAATAGACATTGACACTCTTGGTTTTTTTCCTTTTATATCATTCTCAGACCCACAATATCCATGCATTGCAGTTCCTGTAGCTTCGGGCATAATTCCCGGTACAAATGTAGTGACTTTGGAGGATGCTTTTGATAATGAACCATTGGAGTAGGAAATGACTACATTTGTTGCAACATTCCCTACATTCCCCACGTTAGCAGACTCAATTGCTAAAGCACGACGACTTACCGGATCGACCAATAGTTTTCAGATTACAGATTCTCAGATCGTCACGTATATGAATTCGTTTTACTCCTACGATCTTCCGGCTAAATTCAGATCGTTAAAGTTAAAAGATTTCTACACTTTTACAACGAATATAGGCCAGGCAACTTACCCTT